GTGGGCCGTGATCCAAAATTAAAAATAATTCAAGCAACGCACACGGCAGAACTAGCAATAAGATTTGGTCGTAAGGCTAAAAATCTTATAGACTCAGATGACTACACAAAAATTTTTAAAACAAGATTACAAGAAGACAGTAAAGCAGCAGGACGTTGGGAAACATCACAGGGCGGTGAATATTTTGCAGCTGGTGTTGGTGGTGCGATCACGGGTCGTGGTGCAGATCTATTGATCATAGACGATCCACACTCGGAACAAGATGCAATGTCCAAGACCGCATTAGAGTCAGCTTATGAATGGTATACATCAGGTCCACGTCAGCGTTTACAACCAGGCGGTAAAATAGTTTTAGTTATGACACGTTGGAGTCAAAAAGATTTAACAGGTATGTTGATCAAGAACCAGACAGAAGCAAAAGCTGATCAATGGCACGTGATCGAATTTCCAGCAATCATGGATCACGGATCAGAACCAAAACCAGTGTGGCCTGAGTATTGGAAGTTAGACGAATTAGAAAAAGTACAAGCAACACTGCCTGTTGCTAAATGGAACGCACAGTGGATGCAGAATCCAACGGCAGAAGAAGGAGCAATATTAAAACGTGAGTGGTGGAGAACCTACACTTCAGAAGACATACCGCAGCTGCAACACGTCATACAATCTTACGATACAGCGTTTCTTAAAAAAGAAACAGCAGATTACAGTGCTATAACGACTTGGGGTATATTCTATCCCGACGAAGATAGTGGGGCCAATCTTATACTTTTAGATGCCATCAAAGGTAGATACGAGTTCCCTGAATTACGTAGATTGGCCCTTGAACAATACGATTATTGGAAACCTGAATCTGTAATTATTGAAGCAAAAGCATCAGGTCTACCTCTAACATACGAGCTTAGAAAAATGGATATACCTGTAGTAAACTTCACACCATCAAAAGGAAACGACAAGCACGCTCGTGTAAATGCTGTTGCACCTCTGTTCGAATCTGGTATGATATGGAGTCCTCAACAAAAATTTGCTGAGGAGGTCATAGAAGAATGCGCAGCATTCCCATATGGTGATCATGATGACTTGGTGGACTCTACGACCCAAGCTATTATGCGATTCAGACAGGGCGGTCTGATCGATCACCCTGAAGATTACGTAGACGAAAAGGCAGAGACTCGTAAAAGGAACTATTATTAATGTTTAGAAGACAAAAATTTGCAGTGGCAGGAGTTGTTACAATATCAAAAGCAGCAGCCAAAGCTGCAGAAAAAATTAAAAAAATTAATAAAAAAGACATGGAAAAATTTGGAGCTAGTTTCTCTAAAATGAAAAGAATGTTAGAGAAGATGAACCAGCCAGCTGTTGATGCATATAAGAAAACAATAAAACAAATTAAATCAAGAATTACAAAAGGTAAATCTAAAGAAGATATGAAAGACATGCAGGATGCTGCAGATATTCTTAACAGAAAATTATTTAAAGGTTCTAAAGATCTTGTAAAAAGATACGAGAGCCTGCCAGATGTTAGATCAAGATTTAGAGGTGCACCAGGACGTCAAAGAAAATTAGTTAAAG